AACCGCCGCAGTTTTTTTTATCTCAACCGTATTTATTTCCGGTGCATTCGGTGTTTTATCAGGTATCTCAATTTTTGTTACGCCGGAAACAAGCTTGGTATAATCCACATTAGGATTCAGAGCTTGCAAATCCTGCACGGTAATTTCCAGACGTCTTGCCAGATTATAAAATGTGTCGCCCTCTGCGATAGTGTAGCTCTTGGTTTCTGCCATAATTTACCTCTAAATTCAAAATCTTATGTTAACATAAAATAGTTAATTTATCCTTTCTAAAGATAATGGGGTAAAATAATGGGGCAAGGCTTGCAACCTATGGTGGTGCAGCTGAGTTGGAAATAGCAATTTGTGTGGTATGAACTGTTAATGGAAAGGAATGGTGGACGTAAGCGGACTTAAAGCAAACCAGACTACGCTAGTCGATACTCTGATTGAGTGGCAGGCAGCCTTGCTTATGATGATTAGGCGAAAACTGGAAAATTACTAAAAAGCATGCTAGCCTAAAGGCCTTACGAGGTAACCAAACATGCTGATAGAATTGATGGATATACTAATATGGCCAATTGTTGTCATAATTATAGGGTGTTTATTTCGTAAAAATATCGGAAAGCTTATTTCTAAAATCAAGGGAATTGAGTACAGTCAGGGTAATTTTAAAGTATTCTTTGAGGATAGTTTAAAAGAAGTAAAAACTACACTGGAATTACCCGAAACCACCAAGACACTGCCATACGTCTCTGATCCTAAAGCATCTATATTAGGTGCTTGGATTGATCTGGAAGAAGCGGCCAAAAAGAAGCTTGCTGAACTGCATGCCCTTCCTGATAAAGCAACGTTTAAAAATACTGAGCTTGCATACCTTGAAAGTAAAGGAACATTTCCACCTAAAATTGAATCCTCAATTCAAAGCATGCGGATGTTAAGGAATCAAATAGTTCATTATTCATCTGAGGATATTTCAGAAAAGGATGCACAAGATTACATTAGGATTATAGGTGAAATCAAAAAATTTATTGATGGCATCCATGGCCTACCGGCTGTGCAATTAAATGCCATAACTATGATAATGTACGAATTGGCACACCTAATTGACTCGGGAAAACATACAAACATTACTATAAATGAAATACATGGCTACATTGAAGACGAGACAATTCTTGATTTTATAGCAAATTTGGAAGGAGCAAATAATCTCAAAGGTATTTTAGGGTCAGAGCTTTGGAAGGGATTTGATCGATTTTATATAAAATCCTTGAAAAGCATCTATTATGGATATGCAGGCGACGAACGTAGAAGGTGGGGGATAGAAAATTCTGGGTTATGTTTATTGCTAGCTTGGACAATTGAAATCATAAAAATGGGGGCAGGATGGCACCCTGATGAAAATTTGTCTGAATTATAACCCTAGCGGGATCGAACCGCTTAACCCTATGATTATAGAGGAAAATAGCAAGCTAAAGTTGTGCGCGATAAAATTTACCGAAAAGGCGAGCGGTTATTTCAAACCGCACTAAACGCTTATCTATCAACGCTTCTGAGAAGATGATGGTCGGGAATGGTGGACACAAACCGAAAAAGTTCGAACCACTTGATTGAGGTTTTACAGGACTGGGCTTTAATATTCAAGGCTCGTGAACAACGGCTTGCAGCCTAATATTTTTAGAGAGAATCATGTCTTTTGATATCACCATACAACACGACCTCAAGAAATTGAGGCGGCAGCTCAACGCGCTTGAAACCAAGGTAGCACCACAGGCCACGGTGCGTACTCTCAACCGTGTGGCTGAGAGCGCAAAGGTGGCGAGTGCCAAACACATCGCCCCACAAATGAACAGCAGACAGGCTGCGGTCAAACGCCGCATCGTCACCCAAAAGGCCACGTTCAAACGGTTGTGGGCAACGCTGGTGGCACGCGACCGTGCGCTGCAGCTGATTGAGTTTGTGGTCGGCAGCAAGAAGCCAACGCAACAGGCAGGTGGTAAACGTGGGCTGGTTAAAGCAAAAGTGTACGGCAAGACACGCACGCTGGGCAAAGCCTTCATCGCCCCGCGCAGGAGCGGCTCAAGCAAGACCACGGTTTACATACGGAAGACCGGCAAGCGTCATCCGCTCAAACTGTTGTACGGCCCTGGCATCATGCAGTTGTTCAAACAGCGTGAGAACGATGCCATCATGCAAGCCAAGGTGAAGGAACGCTTCCCCATTGAGTTTGCACGAAATCTGAAATTTTACATCAACCGCTTTAAACGCCCCTGAAACCGTACCGAATCCCCTGGATTCAAAAAGGTACTCCCGACCCGTCCCCCCTGCGGGTACGCCGAGGGCGCGGCGTTTTACTAGCCACAAATTCTAAAAAGCCATTTCGTTTCGCAATTCGGAACATGAAACCTTTATATAACAAACGCTTAGAGTGGCTGACTGCGAAATCGGGTCTGCTGGAGCCATTTCGCTAACGTGCTGTATGCACAGAACTTAACTGAAAAACAGGAAAGATTATGAAAGTAGAACTGACCGAAATTGGTCGGGTGATTCCGTATGCGCGGAATCCTCGCAAGAATGATGCAGCCATAGCCAAAGTTGCGGCCTCGATTAAGGAGTACGGCTTCCGCCAGCCTATCGTGGTGGATGAGGAAATGGTTATCATTGCAGGCCACACGCGCCTACAGGCGGCGCAGTCGCTGGGGTTAAAGAAAGTACCAGTGCATATTGCCACTGGCCTCACACAGGCGCAGATAAAGGCTTACAGGCTGGCTGACAACCGTACCCATGAAGACGCGGAATGGGATGAGGAGTTGCTGGCGATTGAGCTTGGCGAGTTGAACGAGTTAGGATTTGATTTAGATTTGACGGGATTTGATGCGATTGAACTGGAAGATCTGCTCGATGGCGAGCCAATGGCTGGTTTAACCGATGATGATGAAGTGCCGGAAGCACCAAAGATACCGGTTTCCAAAGAAGGTGATATCTGGCTGCTGGGTGATCACCGATTGATATGCGGTGACAGCACTAAGGCTGAGACTATGAAAGCATTGATGGGTGACGAGCTGGCCGACATGGTATTTACCGACCCGCCTTACAACGTAGATTATGGCCAAACCATGAAAGACAATGTGCGCGGCAACAAACGCAAAATTAAGAATGATAATCTTGGTGCGGATTTTCAGAAGTTTCTGACAGATGCCTGCACCGAGATGGTGAAAGTCTGCAAGGGTGCGTTGTACATCTGCATGTCCTCCTCAGAACTCCATACCCTCCATCGCGCCTTTGCAGACGCTGGTGGCAAATGGTCAACGTTTATCATTTGGGCTAAGAATACTTTCACCATGGGCCGTTCCGACTATCAACGGCAGTATGAGCCGATCCTCTATGGCTGGCCGGAGGGCAATAAGCATTTCTGGTGCGGAGATCGTAGCCAGAGCGATGTGTGGAACTATAACAAGCCCAGGGTGAATGATTTGCACCCGACTATGAAACCAGTGGAGTTGGTGTGCCGTGGTATTGAAAACAGCAGCAAGACGAAGGATATCGTGCTGGATTCGTTTGGTGGTTCAGGCACTACGCTGATCGCTTGCGAGAAGCTGCAACGTAAGGCGCGGTTGATTGAACTTGATCCGTGTTATGTGGATGTGATTGTCAAGCGGTGGGAAGAGTTCACCGGCAATACTGCAAAGCATGCCGGTGAAAAGAAGTCCTTTGCGGAGATTGCGAAAAAGCGTCAGGCCGCTTCCTGATCAGGTAAAAGTCGGTATCCATGTTTGCCCTCTCCAGTGGTGAAGGTTTCAATGGGCAACCCACGCTTTTTCCGCAGATTGGAAAGATGGCCGCGCACTGAGTGTGGTTTCCATCCGGTGGCATCGATTAACTCTGTCAGGGTGGTGCCTTCTTCGCGGGAGAGCAAATTGATAATCACCGATTGTTTGGTTTCGCGTTTCGGCTCGTTACTTGGCGTTACATCGTGTTTCTTCGTGTTACATGGTGTTACATCACGTCCTACTGCGTTACGTCCTGTTACAGTGATGTAGTGTTTGTCGTCTAGTGTTTCGATGCAGCCTTTTTTGAGTAGTGCTGCAGTCATGGATTTCTTTGCTCCAGCTGGCAAGTGCTGCATGAATTTCTCGATTTCACTTTCGGGAAAGTTGGCAGCATCTTCAAGTACACCGTGCTGTGCGTTGGTTACGGTTATGTCAGTCATGATTAACTCCTTGGTTTGATTAACAATTTGCCCTTAAGGACACACCCATGAATGCTTCAATCACGAGCTTAATCAAGTCAATTCGATGGAAAAAGTTGAATGAAATGAGTGTCTTATATGCCAACGATGTATCCAGTAACGACCATCGCCAAATTGTTCGGCGTAAGCGACCGGCGAGTACAGCAATACGCCCAGGATGGCATCATTCCAAAACCAGTTAACGGTCAGTATGAGTTGGTTGGCTGCGTCCGTGGGATTATCAATTATCTGCAGCAGCGTGCGTTTGGTAAAGGTGTTGCACCGCAGGACACGCATCTGGAGCGTGCGCGATTATTAAAGGCGCAGGCAGACATGGCAGAGATTGAACTGGCAGAACGTACCGGTGCGCTGGTGACGGTGGAGCGAGTGGAAACCGATTGGCTGGAAATGGTCACGGCATGCCGCGCCAAAATGCTCGGCATTCCAACCAAAACGGCATACCAGATCGCCCATTTAGAAAACCCACAAGAAATTGAGAAATTCCTGAAGCGCACCATTTACGAGGCGTTGGCGGAAATGGCTACTTATGAATCAGACGAAGACTTATCAGACAGTATTGAAGACGGTGATGAAGGCCTGGATGCCACCACCGCAACTGACAGTGAGCCAGTGGGCGGATCAGAATCGGAGACTGAGTCCGGAAGCGAGTAGCGAGCCTGGATCATGGGTGACAGACCGTGCGCCATATCAGCGCGGGATGATGGATGCAGTCAATGAGCCTGGTGTTTCTGAGGTGGTATATATGACCTCCTCGCAGATTGGCAAAACTGAGATTATTAATAACATCATCGGGTATTTTGCTCACCAAGACCCATCGCCGATATTGCTGATTCAGCCCACGCTGGATATGGCGGAAACGTGGAGCAAAGACCGCCTTGCACCAATGATCCGCGATACGGATGCGCTGACAGATCTGTTCGGTGATCCGCGCAGCCGCGATAGCAATAATACGCTGCTACATAAGAAATTCCCTGGTGGGCATATCACCATGGCGGGTGCGAACAGCCCATCCTCACTGGCATCACGTCCTATTCGGATTGTGCTGCTGGATGAAGAAGACCGCTACCCACACTCCGCTGGGACAGAAGGTGATCCTGGCAGTCTGGCGCAGAAACGCACCACAACCTTTTGGAACCGGTTGCTGGTGACTGCCAGCACGCCAACGATTGAAGACGAAAGCAAGATTGAGTCACGCTATCAGCAAAGCGATCAGCGCAAATACTACGTGCCTTGCCCTGAGTGCGACACGTTTCAGGTGCTCTGCTGGCAGCAGGTTAAATTTGAAAAAGAAAAAACAGAGGATGCGGTTTACGAATGCGAACACTGCAAAGCACGCTTAAAGGAAAGCGACAAAATGTGGATGCTTTCTCACGGAGAATGGCGTGCAGAAGCGGCATTTAACAGCATTGCCGGATTCCATATCAACGAGCTGTATAGCCCATGGGTTAAATGGTCGGAGATGGTGGCAAGTTTCCTCAAAGCCAAACGTCTGCCGGAAACGCTCAAGGTTTGGGTTAATACCTCGCTGGGCGAGACATGGAAGGAAGCAACGGAAGGGATAGACCCTTCAGGATTGCTGGGACGTAAGGAAAATTGGGGCCGCGTAGCTCCCGAAGGTGTGATCGTCATTACTGCAGGCGTGGACGTGCAGGATGATCGGCTGGAAGCGGAAGTAATCGGCTGGGGTGTTTCTCAGGAAAGCTGGTCGCTGCAATACCATGTGCTGCATGGCGACCCCGCGCAAAGCAAAGTATGGGAGGATTTA